AAGCTGGGTTCGACGCGACACTCGCAGGATTCGACGACAAGGAGATCGACGATTTCATCGCGTCGCTGGAACGAGGAAGCGAGCTGGCCGCGACAGAGCAGACTGAGGCGCCCATCCCGGAGGTGCCGGAAGAAGCGGTGACTCGCCCCGGTGATCTGTGGTTGATCGGTCCTCACCGGCTGATCTGCGGGGACTGCCGGGATGCCGCGACGGTAGAACGGTTATTCGAAGGGCGAAAGGCCAACGTGGTGGTCACCTCGCCTCCCTACGCAACGCAGCGGCAATACGACCCGTCGAGCGGCTTCGAACCCGTGCCGCCGGAGAAGTACTCCGCCTGGTACCGGGCCGTTGCGTCAGCGATAGAGTCCGTGCTGGCTCCCGACGGTTCGTACTTCCTGAACATCAAGGCGCATGCCGAGGACGGCGAACGGCACACCTACGTGATGGATCTGGTGCTGGCTCACAAGCGGCAGTGGGGTTGGCGGTTCGTCGATGAGTTCTGCTGGCGCAAGACGGACGACGGTGTGCCCGGCGGCTGGAACAATCGCTTCAAGAACGCTTGGGAGCCAGTCTTTCACTTCTCGCGCGGCCGCACGATCAAGTTCAACCCGCGAGCCGTCGGGCACTGGTCCGATGACTGTTTCGACTACTCGTCCGACAACCCGAAATCGACATCCGGCAGCGGATTGCTGGGCACCGGGCCGCGCGGCGCAGCAGCGGACAAAGGCAAGAACCATGGCGCCTGGCAGACCACGCGCCGCAACGCGAACGATATGGAAGGCCGGCACGGCGGTGTCGCCCGGCCCTCGAACGTGATCGAGGCCAAGACCGAGTCGAGCCAGGGATCGCACTCCGCGCCGTTCCCACGAGCCATTCCGGAGTTCTTCATCAAGGCATTCTCCGCTCCCGGTGATCTGGTCTTCGATCCGTTCACCGGGAGCGGGACCACCCTCGTCGCTGCCGCGCAACTTGACCGCGTGGGCCACGGCGTCGAGATCAGCCCGGCCTACTGCGATGTGATTTTGCGGCGGCTCCAGGAAGCGCTCAACCTGACGCCTGTCCACGCCGCGACTGGCCAACGTTTCTCAACTCAAACCCCTTCGAAGGAGTAATCACACATGCCCGAAGTTGCTACCCCGAACCAGGCCGAGCGGGAGTTCGAAACCGCCTCGGACGAGTTCTTCAAGAATCAGAGCCAGGTCAACGCCGGCTACGGCAATGTCCTGTTCGCCAATATCAAGCGGACGTACGACGAGTACCAGCAGGAATCGCTGGAGTCGATCAAGCGCAACCGCACCATCGTGGACAAGCTGGTCTCCGACGCGCAGCAGTTCGACAACCAGCGTCAGGTGATCGCCAACCAGGCGCTGCAGAACGCCGTCGAGACCTCCAACATGGTGGCCAAGCAGGCCGTGCGCCACTCGGACATCGCCATCGACAACCAGTGGAATCCGGTCCAGCAGGGCGCCGCCGACACGATGCTCGCGCGCACGATGACCATCGATGACGCGAGCCTCAAGGCGATCGGCTCGGTGGTCGCCGCGGCTGTCGCCGAAGCGCTGTCCAATCGCAAGTAGACCTTCTCCCCCGCCGCCAGAGAGGGGCGGTCCTGATTCCTCCGCAGGGCCGCCCCTCGTCCCTTCTGAGATTCACCTATGGCTGACACAAGCCGCCTTGCCGTTGAAGCCCGCTCGTTCGGGAAGGTCGCCGTCTCCGTTCCCGGCACGCCGGTGCGGTTGGCCGTTGACGAGAATCTGCGCGCTGTGCGGATGCGATTCGCTCCGTTGATTGGGGAGACCGGGCGCATGTTCCTAGGCGTCGCCGGGATGAACAAGGCGACGGGTGCGGGCGTGATCAAGGAGTTCTGGCCCACGGGTGTCGGCGGCGGAGTGGACGACGAACTAATCCTCGAATCCGCCCACGGACTCCGGCCTGCGGATTACTGGATCGACGCCAATGTCGCCGGCGAGGGTTTACTGGTCGCCTACTGGGTCCCGACACCGTACTGGGCGCCTTAATCCCATGCTGCGCGAATTGCGGATCTGGCTGCGCCTGCGGCCAATCACGAACAGGTTTCAGGAGTTGACCAAGATGAAATTCTCGGTGAATGTTCTCATCCAGATGCTCGCCCTCGCGGCGCAGGGTTTGAACGCGACCGTGGAACTGCTGCCCGGGCGCGGGAAGTTCTGGGCGATGGTCGGGCTGTCGGCTGTGCAAGGCGTGACGGCCGTGCTGGCCCACTTCGCGAATCCCGATGGCACGCCGGCGCAGGTTGCCTACCTCAAGAAGTGAACACCGATCTCCAAATCGAACGCTGGTCCGTCGATCGGCTGATTCCATATGCCCGGAATGCGCGCACGCACAGTCCGGAGCAGGTCGCGCAGATTGCTGCGTCGATCGCGGAGTTCGGCTGGACGAATCCGATCCTCGTCGGTGCCGATGGTGTCGTGATCGCCGGCCACGCCCGGCTGCTGGCCGCGCGGAAGATCGGAATCTCTGATGTTCCGGTCATCGTTCTCGATCATCTCAGCGAGTCGCAAAGGCGCGCTCTGGTCATTGCTGACAACCGCCTCGCGTTGAACGCAGGTTGGGATGAGGAGATGCTGCGCGTCGAACTCGAGGCGCTGCGCGAGGATGAGTTCAACCTGGATCTGCTGGGCTTCGGCGTCGACGAGATGGATGCACTGCTCGCGGAACCTGAAGCCGAGGTCGCCGGCAATACGGACGACGATGCAGTCCCGGAGACGCCCGAAACAGCGGTTACGATGCCTGGCGATGTCTGGCTGCTGGGCGATCACAGGCTACTGTGCGGCGACGCCACGCAGATCGATGCCGTGGAAAAAGTGCTGGCCGGTGGACTCGCGGACATGGTCTTCACCGATCCGCCCTACAACGTGAACTACGGAGCGACGATGAAGGACAAGTTGCGCGGTAAGAAGCGCAAGATCGCCAACGACAACCTCGGCGACGGCTTCGAACAGTTCCTCCGCGATACGTGCACGAACATCCTGACGGTCACCAAGGGCGCGGTCTACATCTGCATGTCCTCGTCCGAACTTCACACGCTGCAAAAAGCATTCCGTGAGGCGGGCGGCCACTGGTCGACCTTTGTTATCTGGGCCAAGAACACCTTCACCATGGGCCGCTCCGATTACCAGCGTCAGTATGAGCCGATCCTCTACGGCTGGAAGGAAGGCTCGGATCACTTCTGGTGCGGCGCCCGCGACCAGGGCGATGTCTGGTTTGTGAAGAAGCCCGTCTCCAATGACCTTCATCCGACGATGAAGCCTGTGGAACTGGTGGAGCGGGCGATCCGGAACAGCAGCAAGAGCCGGGACACCGTGCTCGATCCGTTTGGCGGGTCGGGTTCAACGCTCATCGCCTGCGAGAAGGCGGGCCGCCAGGCGCGGCTGATCGAACTGGAGCCGAAGTATTGCGACGTGATTGTCCGTCGCTACCAGGAGTTCAGCGGGAAAGAAGCCACGCTTGAGCCGGATGGCAGGCGGTTCGCGGATCTAGCCGCCGAACGCCTCGGAGTGGCGGCATGAATCGCGCGTTGCCGCCGCGAGATCGCGGCCATCGAGTTGGAGATCCGGGCCGGGAATCCGGATCTGCAAGGCCTCTGCTTGGGTTTGTCGGACTGGTCGGCTGAACTTCGCATCCTGGAACGATTACCGTGGAAAACCACATTCTTCTTCAAGTCGTGATTCCGGCCATCGGGCTTGTCTCCGGGCTGATCGCGACCTACGTGAGCCTTCAGAACCGGGCACTGCTGGCCGAGGTCCGAAGAGAACTGGCCGAATTGGAAAACAGGATCATCTTGCGGATCAACGGGACGTACGTGAGAGCTTCCGAATGCCGCCTTCGTGAGGATCTGGTCCATGCACGGCTCAACACGTTTGTGGAGGAGATCCGGAATAGAGAAACCGCCGACCGTGAGATCGGCGGTGTGTGAGGAAGGATGTTGCTGTTACGCCTTGATCCGGTAGGCGCGGGCGCCTTCGGGCGTTTTCAGCGATTCGACGGCGAGCCCCATCTTCTTGGTGAGAGCGCCGGAGATGAAACCCCGAACGCTGTGCGCCTGCCAGCCTGTCGCCCTCATGATGTCGGCGAGCGTGGCGCCCTCCGGGCGGTGGAGCATGTCGAGGACGATGGCCTTCTTGCTGCCCTCGCGCGCGGGTTTCGCGCCGTCAGTCGCGGTGGTCTCCTTGGCAGCCTTGGCCTTCTTCGGCGCGGCTTCGGCGGCGTGTTGCGCCGGGGTGGGCGTCAGGGCTTGGATGGCGCGCCAGATCCGCCCAACCGCCGTCTTGCGGTCCGTGAACTTCTTGACCGGCTTCAGGTCACCGAAGGGCGGGACGCCGGCAAAGCTGTTCCAGGTCTCGACGAAGCGGCCGATCGGCCACTGGCTCGTCAGTTTCGCGAGTTCCTTCTCGGTGGCGAAGGTGCCTTCCGTGGATCCGACGCGGTAGTTCAGCGCGTCTTCGAGGGCGGCAAACGCCGTGATGTTGTTGTCGGTGTCAATTACGAACGTGGTGTTCATGGGTGAGTCTCCTGTCTATCGGGTCATGCCGGCGATCTTGTCGTCCGGGGTGATGCTGAGGTTTTTCAGATAGCCGCTGGCGAGGCGAGCCCAGCCAAACGGCGTCGAGATTTCGTGGCGAGCGGCAATGCGGCTCAACTTGATGCGGTGCGTGCCGTTGTCGAACTCCTTCTTGAGGTGGCCCCAGCGGTCGAGCTTCCAGCCGTTCCGCGTGGCCCAGGTGATCAGGTCGTCGCGGGTCATGTTCAGTACTCCAGTCCTTTGGCGTCGACCGCGCTGCGATCGCCCAGGTCGGCGAGGACATAGGCGAGCTGCTCGGTGATCCGGTCGAGGTCGCCGGCGTGACCCCAGTTGGCGGGCTCGGCGGCCTGTTCCTTCTGGTGGGCAGCCAGGCGGCTGGCGATGCGCTTCAGCAGGTCCTGAGCTTCCGCGTGGCGTTCGGCGTAGCAGGCTGCGGCGGTCTGTTTGGTGGCTTGTGATTTGGTGTTCCTCATCGCGAACCCATTCATCACTTCGTTCGGTAGAACAAGCAAGCAGAATCGAGCAACTGAATCTCTCGACGTTTCAAACAGATCGGGGCATAAATGTCGGATCGGCTGATGACACAGGCGGAGTACGCGCGGCACCGGGGCAAGAGCCGCCAGTACATCAGCCGCCTGGCTAAGGCCGGCGTGCTGGTGATGCGGGCGGGCAAGGTGGATGTCGCCTCATCCGACGCGGTACTGGATGATCGCCCGGAGCCGGTTTCGGAGCGCGTAACCTCCAGCCCGACCGAGGTTGCGCCAGCCGGAACGACCTTCGCCCAAGCTAAGACCGCCGACATGGTGTTCAAGGCCAAGCTGCGAAAGATGGAATACGACGTACGGATGGGCAAGCTGGTCGAAGCGGAGTTGGTCAAGCAGCGCTGGTCGTCGGTTTTGCGGCTGATTGTGGACCGGATCCTCGCCTGGCCAAACCGGCTGGCGCCCGAAGTGGCAGCTATGACGGACGAACGCCAGGTGCGCGAGGCAATTCTGCGCGAGGCGCGCGCGTTGATCAACGATCTGCGGTCGGAAGTGCAGTATGCGCGTTGAAGAGATCCAGATACTGGCGGCCGAGGTGCTGGCGCCCCCGCCCGATCTGACGGTATCGGAGTGGGCGGACCAGAACCGGCGGCTGTCGTCGGAATCCGCGGCCGAAAAGGGCGAATGGCGGACCGATCGGGCGCCGTATCAGCGCGCGGTGATGGACGCGATGGGCCCGAACAGCCCCTTCGAGACGATCGTGATGATGTGGGCGGCTCAATCGGGCAAGAGTTCGCTGCTCGAAAACTTCCTCGGCTACGTGATCGAGTTGGATCCGGGCCCAGTGCTGCTGGTAGAGCCGCGTGAGGTCGATGCCGAGGCTTTTTCGAAGGACCGGCTGGCGCCGATGCTCCGCGATACGCCGTCGTTGGGCGGCAAGGTAGCGGATGCGCGGTCGCGGGATTCGAACAATACGATCCTGCACAAGAAGTTTCTGGGCGGCAGCATCACGCTCGCGGCGGCCAACTCGCCGGCGGGCTTAGCCATGCGGTCGATTCGCTAATGCCTGCTCGACGAAGTGGACCGTTATCCGGCGAGCGCTGGCAGTGAAGGCGATCCGGTGAACCTTGCCATCACGCGCACGGCGAACTTCTGGAATCGAAAGGTGGTGTTGTGTTCGACGCCGACTACCAAGGGCGCGTCACGCATTGAACACGCCTGGCTGAACTCGAACCAGCAGAGTTACTGGGTGCCGTGTCCGCACTGCGGTGACTTCCAGGTGCTGCGTTGGGAGAACCTGATCTGGCAGAAGGGCGATCCCGAACGGGCGCACTACCGTTGCGAGCACTGCTCGGGCGAGATCCACGACTGGCAGAAGCACCAGATGCTGAAAGCTGGTGAGTGGCGAGCCGCGCGGCCGGAGGTTGCGGACGTCGCGGGCTTCTGGATCAACGGGCTGTACTCGCCATGGCGCAAGTGGGGCGCACTGGCGAAGAAGTTTCTGGTCGACAAGCAGTCGATCGAGACGCTGC